CTTATCAAATCAGATAAATACGATATTAAGATTATACCACAAAGATGGGGATCGACTCCATTTGGGTTCTTAAACGCTGATAATCCTGAACATAAACAAATTTTAGACTGCGTTTGGAATCAACCACAACTACCAAGACAACCTGATGTTTGGATGCAAATAACAGTACCAAACGAATTTCAACCAATTGGTAAATTTAACATAGGTGTAACTGCAGGTATAGAAACTACAGTATGTGCTCCTGAATGGATTGATGGATTAAATAGAATGGATTTGACATTAGTATCATCAGAACATGCTAAAAGTGTATTTACCTCAGCAGCATTTGAACAGCGTGATGCAAGTCAAAATAATAGAGTAGTTAGAACTATTAAATTAGAAAAACCAGTAGAAGTGTTGTTTGAAGGAGTAGATACTAATATATTTCAAAAAATAGAATGGGTAGATTAATTTGTTAACTTTTTTGTTGGCTTTATAAATTTTCATATATTTATTATCATGGGGCGAATTAAAAAATATCAAACTAAAGAAGAAAAATCTGAAGCAAGACGTAAATGGTCCCGTGAATATTATTGGAAAAATAAAGAAAAACAAGATGCAAAAGCAAAACAAAGATATTATAGGAATTTACAAAATAACAAGTCCTAGTGGAAAAATTTATATAGGACAAAGCATTAATATTCATAAAAGATGGAGTCAATATAAAAAATATCATGTTCATATAAAACAAACTAAAATAAAAAATTCTTTAAATAAATATGGAGTTGAATATCATATTTTTGAAATAATTGAAGAGTGTAGTATTGAACAATTAAATGAACGTGAAGTATATTGGATTAAATATTATAATAGTTTTAATAATGGTTTAAATTTAAGAGAAGGTGGTGAAGGAGGTGCTATGAAAGAAGAGACAAAACTAATTTTAAGAAATCAAAGATTAGGAAAAAAACTAAACAAAGAAACATGTAATAAAATAAGTAAATCTAAAAAAGGAAAAAAAGTTAGTGAAGAAAGAAAACAAAAGATGAGAAAACCATTTTCTAATGAACATAAAATATCTTTAAAAGAAGGTATAATAAAATCAAGAGGTTCTAAAACTAACCAATACGATTTAGAAGGTAATTTTATTAAAGAATGGCCTAGTGCATCAACAGCAGAATATATTTTAAGAGGGAAAGGATCTAATAATATAACGGATTGTTGTAAAGGAAAACAAAAAACCGCTTATGGTTTTATTTGGAAATATAAAAAATAAATTAAACATGAAAAAAATTAAAAAATCAGAAAGTGAAATATATCAAATATTAGAAAGTATAGAAGAAGATTTTTTATTTGAATTTACGGGACATTGGCTACAAGGAGCAATAGGACAAGATAGAAAAGATGTAGGTATGTTAATTAAAACATTCCTTGAAACATTTAAAGGTAAAGGTAAGAAACCAGGTTTAATTCTTAAAACATCATCCGCTACCTATTCAATAATGGATAGAGAGGAAATATTAGAGAAAATAAATCAAATACGTGCTCATGTAGGTGATAGTGATCTCCCAAATATTTATCTATTACATGGTGAATTAACTGATGAAGAAATAAATGAACTATACAACCACCCAAAAGTAAAAGCACACGTTACATTCACTAAAGGAGAAGGATATGGCAGACCTTTACTTGAAGCGTCAGTAAGTCAAAAACCAGTAATTGCTCCTGCATATAGTGGACATTTAGATTTCTTAGATAAAGAAATGTCAATATTACTCCCAGGACAACTAACACAAATACACCCTTCAGCAGTAGTACAAAATATGCTAATACCTGAAAGCAGCTGGTTCACAGTTGATTATAAAAAAGCAGCTGATGTATTAGAAGATATCTTTAAAAATTCTAAAAAATATAGTGAGGGAGCAAAAAGACAGTCGTATCGTTCACGTACAGAATTTAGTTTAGAGAAAATGGGTGAAAAATTAATCGAATTAATCGATAATAAGATCCCAAAACCAGTTGAACTTAAATTACCCCAACTAAAGAAAATCGAGTTACCAAAACTTAAAAAAGTAGAATAATGACTGAAAAATTAGTAGATTGTACTAGATGCGGATCGAATGCATGTAGTGAAATAACAAATAATAGAATAACTATTTGGATCTGTATGGGTTGTGGATTTACATCTAACAATACCATTAACGATAAAAACGCATCTGAAATGGAAGAAACACTTCCAGAACTATACAAAGCACTTAAACATAAAGATGAAGGTGGAAAATATTGGTACCCAAATAGTGTAGTGTTAGATGATAAATCGATGGTATTTGCTGAAGGTACATCAATTAATGATTGGAAATGGTCAGCAGTACAATCTAAAGATGGTAAACCAGATATGACAACTAAAAAAGAATATCCTGAACGTGAGTTTATGGATGCTTTAGAATATATAGGTTACTTTAATCAAAAATAATTTATGCCCTCAATTAGTTATGCAATTACAGCTCACAATGAGCATGAAGAATTAGAACGTCTATTATTCATCCTAGACCAAAACATTCAGGATATAGATGAAGTAGTAATTCAGCTTGATACCACTGCAACTGAAGAGGTAAAAGAGGTATGTTATAAATATCCTGCTTTCACTTTAATTGAATTTCCATTAAATAGAGACTTTGCATCATTTAAAAATAATCTTAAAAGCAAATGTACTAGAGATTATATTTTTCAAATTGATGCTGATGAATATCCTTCATATATTCTAATTGGTAATTTACCTCAAGTATTAGAATTAAATCCTGATGTAGAACTATTTAGAGTTCCACGTGTTAATACAGTTGAGGGATTAACTCAAGAACATATTGATCAATGGAGATGGCATGTGAATCAAGATGGATGGATTAATTATCCTGATTTCCAAATGCGTATACTTAAAAACTTCCCAGAGATAAAATGGGTAAATAAAGTACATGAGGTAATAATTGGTGCTAAATTAATAGCTGATTTACCAAATGGGTTTGAATTACTCCATCCTAAAACAATTGAAAGACAAGAAAAACAAAATGAGCTGTATGATACAATGTAACAAATTAATATGAAAATATTTGCAAAACATATTGAAGCTGATTATTTAGAAAAATTTTTTAAAGATATAGAAAATGTAAACTTTTCATTTTTTATGGATGATGTTCCTAAAAGTCAAGAAGATTTATCCTCTATAAACATTATAACATTACAAGAACCAAATGAATATTTTGGTTTACATGACTGGGTTATTCAAAATAAACAACTATTTAGTATAATATTGACTTGGGATGATAAAGTATTAAATAATTGTGAAAATGCTATATTTTTACCTTTTGGAAATTGTTGGATAGAAATTGATAAAGATCCAATTCCTAAAAAATTTCAAGTAGCTCATTTATGTGGTCAACTATTAAAAACATATGGGCATTCTCTTAGACATGAATTATTAGCTAGAAAAAATGAGATTAAAATTCCTACTAAATTCTATGATGTATATGGAGATAGGTATAATTTTGAAGATGCTAAAAAAGGTAAAAAAGAAATATTTGGTGATTCAATGTTTGGTGCTGTTATAGAAAATACATCTCATAGAGGATATTTTACTGAAAAAATAATGGATTGTTTCTTATTAAAAACTATTCCTATATACTGGGGGTGTTCAAATATAACAGACTTCTTTAATAAAAAAGGTATAATAAAATTTGATAATGTAGATGATTTTATTTATATTTCAAATCAATTAACAGAAGATTATTATAATCAAAATATAGAAGCAATTGAAGAAAATTATCAAATAGCTCTTAAATATATGAATGAAGAAGAATATGGAGCTAGAATTGCTAATAAAATTAAAGAATTATTCAAATATAATAATATATTATGAAAAATGTTTATGATATAACAAACGAATTTGAAAAACGTTTAGCAGAATACACCGGAGCTCCTTATGTAATAACTGTAGATAATCAAAGTAATGCTTTATTTTTAGCATTATATTACGAACATTATATAAATAAAAGTATTACATCAGAATATATTACTATTCCTGCTAGAACATATCCTTCTGTACCCTGTGAAATCATCCATGCTGGTTTAAAAGTTAAATTCGAACCAGTTAAGGGTAAAACACTTAAAGGCTCATACCGGTTAGAAGGATCTAATGTATGGGACTCAGCACTTTCATTTACATCTGAAATGTATAAATCAGGACAACATATGTGTATTTCATTTACTGGTCCTTATAAACATTTTAAATTATCTAAAGGTGGAGCTATATTAACTGACAACCATGATGCTTATCTATGGTTTAGAAGAGCAAGATATAGTGGACGCCGTGAGTGTTCTTATCATGATGATCATTTTGATATGTTAGGATGGAACTTCTATATGATGCCTGAATTAGCAGCTCGTGGATTGTTATTAATGGGACAATTTTATGATTTAGAAGGTAAACCAAAGCAAAATGCTGATCTAGAATTACCTTATCCTGATTTATCTAGATTTGAAATATATACTAAAGCTAGCAAATAATGGAAAATATAATTTTAATTGGAGGAGGAAATCAAGCTCATTATACAATAGATATTATTGAAAAAGAAAATAAATATAACATTGTTGGAATTGTTGATTCGGTACATGATGTAGGAAGTGATAGGTTTGGTTATAAAGTTTTAGGACGACAAGAAAATTTAAAAGAAATTATTTCTGAGTATGATATACAGGGAGGATTAATTTCTATTGGAGATAATTGGTCTAGATACTATGTTTATAATCAAATTAAAGAATTGATCCCTAATTTTAAATTTATAAATGCTATTCATCCTTCAGTCATAATAGGAAATACTACTGAACTGGGAGTAGGAATTGTAGCAATGGCAGGATGTATTTTTAATCCTAAAGCTAAAATTGGTAATTTTACTTTCTTTGCTACAGGAGCTCAAATAGAACATGATAACGAAATTGCTGATTTTGCTAGTGTATCAGCAGGTTCTATAACAGGAGGATATGTAAAAATAGGAAAATTTTCAGCTATTACTTTAGGAGTAGTTGTAATGGATAGATTAGAAATAGGTGAAAACACAGTAGTAGGATCAGGAAGTTTAGTAACTAAATCTCTCCCTGATGATGTACTAGCATATGGCTCTCCAGCCAAAATAATTAGAAACAGAATTAAAGGTGAAAAATTTTTAAAATGACAACACAGCAATCTCAAGAACTTAAAGACAAAGGCTATACTATTATTCGAAACCAAATAGATGAAAAATGGTTAGACATACTATCTAAAGAAATGGATAAAGCTTTTTTAGAACATAGAGCTATCCAATTGAAAAATAACAATGATATTACTTCTGATGGTGTAGCTTTACATGCTTTATTGAGTAGTCCTTTATTTATAGAATTTTTAGAAACTTTACTTAAAAATGGATTTATTAAATCTTTACAAGATAATTTCTTTCATAGTAAATGTATTTTAAATTCATTTAGCGCATTAAATAATCTCCCTGATCAACCCAATTTTTCTGCAGTAGTGCATCGCGATTTAAGATTCTACTCAGGAAATTTTCCTATCATGCTTAATTGTTTAATTATGGTAGATGATTTTACTGTCGAAAATGGAGGAACATATTTACTTACTGGTTCTCATTTAGAAGAGAGAAAACCTACTGATGAAGAATTCTTTAGTAAGGCTATTCAAGCAACAGGAAAAAGAGGAGATATATTAATTTTTAATGCTAATGTATGGCACTCTTCAGCACCCAATAAAACACAAGAAGATAGAAAAGCTATTCCATTTACTATAAGTAAATCTTTTATGAAACAACTTCTTGATTATCCTAGAGCAATAGGCTATGATAAAATGGATTTATTCTCTTCTGAAATGCAACAATTATTAGGATATCATTCTCGAGTACCAGCATCATTAGATGAATGGTATCAACCAGAAGAAAATCGTTTTTATAAGAAAAATCAAGACTAACATGAAAAAATCTAAAATTCTTATTCAATTATTTCCTATGGTTGATGATATAGATCAATTAGAGAAAATTCTTTTTATGCTTAGACAAAATTCATCTTATATAGATAAATCTAGATTTTATATAATATTAGATGTTAAATATCCTTTATCTGATTATTTTGTTGATTGGGAAAATTCAATACTAAAAAAAGATTATTTTTTGAATAGGTTTGAAATCTTAAAAAAATATGGAGATTGGTGTGATGAAAGTTATTTTTATATAGATGAAGAAGTAAAAGGATGTGTTGATATGTGTATTAATAATATCTACAAATATGATGTAGATAGTACAATAATGTTAGATAATGATATAATATTTAATCCTTATACCTTAAACATTATGTTAGAAGCCTCTTTAAAGGCTAAATCCCAAACACCAAATTACATTATCACTCCAGAATATGTTAAAATGTGGGATGATAGTTGGGATATTGTTACTAATGAATACTTTAAATCAAAATCAAACGATCCGTTTTATGTTTTAGTTAATGATCCTATAGATGATTCATTTTTAACTTATGGTGATATTGAAATAGAACCTTTGGTTTATAATAACAAAAGTATGTTTAAATTTGGAGGAGGATGGTTTACTCTTTTCTCTAAAGTATTATTAGATTCTATTGAATTTCCTAAAGATATTAAGGGTTATGGTGCTATAGATACATTTTTTATGACATATTGTAATTATGTTCCAAATGCTGTTCAATATAAAATTAAAAATTTAGTTATATGTGAAGATAG